ACGGATAGTTGGTCGGAGAAGATCGAGGCTGCGCTGGGAGAGGCTCTGCGCTTCTTCCACCCAAGCGCAGTCATAGCCTTCGAGCGATTTGATGGAATCGCTGGTGTGGTTCTGCATCCCCTGGAAGATGATCAGACCATCGCCATGCCGCGATTTGATCTGGCTTTCCTGCACCTCGAAATAGGACTGCACGCCCAGCTGCTCGATCTTGAGTTCGAGGAGGCGCTTGACTGACTGCGCCAATGATTTCTGGATCTCGCGCACGCAGACCGTGCGGCGCTTCGGGTCCATGACGTGCGCCTCGATGACCGCTTCGGCAAAGGCGTGCGACTTGCCAGAGCCACGCCCACCATGCGCGCCCTTATAGCGGCTGGGCTGGAGGAACGGCTTGAACCAGCGCGGTGTCTTAATCGTCAGCGTCTGCGTCATCAAAGGATGCTCTCAAAGTCCACTAATGACTGACTCATTTTTATCGCGGCGGCATGAAACACCATCTGAACAGTTGGCCCAACGCTATCATCTCCACCGCCAAAGAGTTGCAATCCATCATCACCAAAGGTGGCAATTGCAATGGTGTGAACAGCGCCATAGTTTCCAGCTTCAATGTCATCAGCCAGATTGCGCAGCATCTTCACCGGATCTCGATAATCTGGTGGCTTGATCTCACCGACGACTTTGAGGTCTGGTTTATTCATCTTCTGCGCCATCGATCACCTCGCGCTTGATGCGATTGACCAAGTTGCCGCTGATGTTCAGCTTCGCAGGCTCGTTGTATCCGTGCATCGCGTTCAGTTCTTTGACCGCTGCAACCTTCACCGAGCCAGATCCTTCGCGGTATGCCTGCACCAAAGCCTTGACGGACATCTCACGGGACCAAAGTTGCTTTTCTTGGACTTGAGACTTCAGTTCAGCAATTCTTGCGGTAATCTTGCTGTTCTTCATCAGCTTCGATGCCAGCGGATAGATCGTGTTATCCTTCATTCCTTCCGCATCATAAGCTGCACGATACGCATCAGCCTGCCCCAGACCGTCAGCGATGCCCTGGCAGAACGCTTCCTGCTTTGCGGTAAGGTTAACGTGAGGCATCGAACGTCTCTCCCGTCTCAGCGTGAACGGCCTGCTGCCCAGTGAAGTCCTGCCAACGCTTGATGATCACATCGCAGTATTTCGGATCGAGTTCCATCAGGCGTGCGTGGCGACCATGCTTCTCGGCTGCGATCATAGTCGTGCCAGATCCACCAAATGAATCGAGGACGATGTCAGCGCCCTTCGTGTTGTTGAGCATCTGATACTCAAACAGTTCGACAGGCTTCATCGTTGGGTGTTCGCCATTGCGAGATGGTTTGTTAAATTCAAAAACAGTGGTTTGCTTTCGATCTGACGACCAAAGATGTGCTGCGCCATCCTTCCAGCCATACAGACAAGGTTCGTGAATCCAGTGATAGTCTTGACGCCCCATTTTTAACTGAGACTTTTTCCATATGAGGCACTGGCGGACTTGCCATCCTGCATCTTTGGCTGCGCCACGGAAATTGTATCCTTCGAGATCAGCGTGCCAAATATAGAACACCGCGCCAGGTTTCATGACCGCATCTGCTGCCGTGTATGCGTCACGCAGGAATTGACGGAATTGATCGTCCGCCATGTTGTCGTTCTGGATCGTCAGCTTTTCCTTCGTTCCACCTTCATACGCCACATTATAGGGCGGATCGGTGAGCCACATATCGACCAGCTTGCCTTCGGTCAGTTGCTGCATGGCATCGATGCTCGTGCTATCCCCGCACATCAGCCGATGATTGCCCAGCACCCAAACGTCACCCAGCACGGTCTTTGGCGTCTCTGGAACTTCCGGCACCGCATCTTCATCGGTCAAGCCTTCGCTCGGCTCCGGCTCCAGCAGCCCATCGAGGAATTTATCATCGAATCCCAGCAGCCCCAGATCAAAACCTTCCAGGTTCAGATCCTCGATCTCTGCTTTCAGCATATCGATGTCCCAGCCAGCATTGAGCGCCAGTTGGTTATCAGCAATCACCAGTGCGCGCTGTTGAGCTTTGGAGAGATGATCGAGGATGATGGCAGGCACTTCCTCCATGCTAAGCTTGCGCGCCGCCAGTAAGCGACCATGCCCAGCGATGATGGTGTTATCGCCATCGATGAGGATTGGATTGGTCCAGCCAAATTCTTTGATGCTGGCTGCGATCTGCGCCACCTGCGTATCGGAATGCGTGCGGCTATTGGCTGCGTAAGGAATTAGATCTGCGACTAGGCGCGTTTCAATCTTCGGTGTCATCTCAGTTTCCGTTCTCGGTCTGGTGAGGTTGATTTACATGACCAGCCGTATTTTGTCCACGCTCCAACCGATCGACCACCAGCTGGGTATATCCGACGATATCGATCCATGAGTCCGCATAGGTTGGATTGCCATTCAAGATCCGTCCGATCTTGAGCGCCACCATTTCCAAACTCTCTTTCATATCGGCTGGAAGCTTCTGCCAGTTTGGGCTGTGCCGCATCGCTGCTTTGATGTTTTGCGAGATCAACGCTTGGCTTCCAAAATCGCCATAGCTGGAACCTCGTTCTTCGAGGATGGAATTGATGTCCTTCACTGGTATCTCCCCAATAGCTTTTGCCCATGACCCTGGCTCTGATTGATCATCGATCGTGACCGTCTTGTTCTTGAAACTCATCCCGACCTCCTGTGACCCCTGCATGGCGATGACCCTATGACCCTGGCCCTATAGGGCCAGAGGGTCAGGGAGGGTCAAAATTCGCCCTGTTTTGCCCCTTTTTGACCCTGACCCTGATTTTGACCCTAGGGTCATTTAGGGTCACCGTTTTTGCGCAGCAGCATTGCGCTGGAATTGACCTCATCGATCATGATCCATCCATGCTCAAACGGCTCGATGATCTCACCCTGAATGAGCGCGCCGATCAGTTTGTCTGAGTAGGATGGGTTGACCATATTGCGCACTGTGCGCTCGGCATTTCCATCGGCTGTGAGCATATCTTTAAGCGCCGATCGTGAGACGTAAGGACTGCCTTCGCGTGTTTCGGCTCCTCCGGCCCACCAAGCGCGTTCCCAAGTCTTTCGGTGTCCATCTAGCTTGGACTCCTTCTGATGCGCTACAGGAGCCTCCTCGATCGCGAGGACGGCACTGCAGACCTGTTCGCCATCTTCATCAACCCAACCCTTGATGGGAACGATGTTGAGGCTGGCATAGATCGGCTTGGCTTCTTCGGCATCTTTGGACTTGCGCTGGACGATCTGCATGGGCTGATCGCCCTTGGCTGGCACGATGCTGATTTCGATTTCGAGCGCGCCTTTCCATGCTGATGATCCACGCGCACGATGCTGGGCTTCTTCTGAGACACCAGTGTGGTGGACAAGCAGGACCGAGCAGTTAAACTCTCGCATGAGACCAGCGCAGGCATCAATCATGGTCTTGGCATCCTGAGCGCTGTTTTCGTCACCGAGGAGGAAGCGATGAAGAGTATCGATCACGATCATGCTGGGCGGAGTGGGAAGCGCCCTGACGGCATCAATGACACGCTGGTATCCCTCAGCTGTGTTCAGGTCGCATCCAGCCTTGGACAGCCACATACTGAGGTTGCCTGCTCGATGATGCTGCTTCCAGGCAGCAACACGGCTGCGCAGACCGTGATGCCCCTCCCCAGCCAGATAGACCACGCTTCCAGCCTTGACCTTGTGGCCGTTCCATTCTGGGAGACCTGCGGCCATGTGCAGCGACCAATCGAGGACGGCAAACGTCTTACCACCACCTGATGGGCCGTGGACCATGATCAGGGCCTGCTCTTGGAGCCAGTGCTTTACGAGCCATTTGATGGGCGCTGGTTTGGTGCAGAAGTCATCGGCTGGGACGAGCCAGTCTGATGCTGGAGGCTGGAGCAGGATTTTTAGATCGTGTCCGGCTTGGACATAATCATTTGCGTCACCATCGATCGGCGGCATGACAACACGTGCGCCATATTTGGCCGAAGCTTGATCGGCATATTTCTGGCCTGTGCCAGATGCGTCATTGTCGGCCACAATGACCAACTCCTGCATTTGTCCGTATTTCTCGCGGATCGATCCGGTTACGGGAACCAGATTGGACGCGGAATAGGCAACGATGCAAGGACGATGCGTGATCTCGTGGATTGTGGCGGCAGTGGCGAAACCTTCGGCAATGTAAATTGTTCCAGGTTCATCGGTTGTGCCGACCATCCAAAAGCAGCCGCCAGTCTGACCGCCAGAGTGATATAGCTTGCCACCTTCCTGATCGATATATTGGATCGATGCCAGCTTTCCTTCTGGCGTGAAGAGCGGAGCCATCAAGCGGCCATCGCTAGTGATGCGAGTGCCGTGCGCTCCAACTCCCTTGCGTGCCAGATATGGGTGATCTGGGCTGGCTCCCATGCCGTTTGACCAGATGATCTCGGCAGTATCGGCCACCACTTCACGTTGGCGCTTTAACTCTGCATCACGGGTTGCCTTGGCTTCTGCCAGCCTGCGTGCGTGCGCCATTTCTTCGGCTGGCGTGATCTTGCGGCCAACATCCGCGCGCCATGTAACTTCGATGCCAGCGCGCCAGCATCCAAAGCGACCAGCTGGGATGCCATCCGAATAGGCCACATACCAGCCAGACTTATCATGCCCAGGCTTGCCTTTGGTGCCGCTATTGAAGCGGTGCATCTTGCCATCAAGGATGATTTCCTTTGGCGGTGTCATCCCAGCCGCTGAGATCGCATCGCGCAATTGCAGTTCTGGTGGATCCGGCTCGATCGACTTTGGCGGTGACCAAGGTCCGCCCAGAATGTTTGTCAGATCGGCCATTAATCGTCACCTCTCATGATCTTTTGAATGACATTATCGATTCGCAGAAGATGATCATCAGCTAATCGACCATTCTTTTTCACGAAGCGCCATAGGCTAAAATATGGAACGCCAGATTCATCTGCTAAATCTTTGATAACAAAGAATCTTGATAGATTGTCTCGCAGCTGCTCTCGATATTCATCGGTAATCATGATGCCTCCTTGTTGAAAATTAAATTGCACATTCCGCTTGCGCTGGCAAGATGGATATGCAAATAAGGTTGCACGCACCGACTGGATGGTCCGACTGGTGCAATCGAGGAGAGCCTTATGGCGATCAATTTGAAAAAGACAGGCGGCTTGACCGCCAATGGCGTGAAGCTGCTCGTATATGGGCAGGCTGGCGCTGGTAAGACGAGCCTGATCCGCACGCTGCCGAATCCGGTGGTGCTATCAGCAGAAGGCGGTTTGCTATCCATTCAGGATGCTGACCTGCCGTTTATTGAAGTCACAACGATGGAAGATCTGCGCGAGGCTTACAGCTGGGCCAAGGATTCCAAAGAGGCTGCAGATTATCAGAGCGTGGCTCTCGATAGCATCAGCGAGGTCGCTGAGGTTGTCTTGCAGCATGAGTTGAAGCGCAACAAGGATGGCCGCGCTGCATATGGTGAACTGAACACCACGATGCAAGAACTGATCCGCGCCTTCCGCGACCTTCCCGGCAAGCACGTTTACATGAGCGCCAAGCTGGAAAAGTCGCAGGATGAAATGGGCAAGCTGCTCTTTAATCCATCGATGCCCGGTAAGTCGCTGACGCAGGGCCTGCCATACTTCTTCGATGAAGTGCTGGCGCTGCGGGTTGAGAAGGATGCCGATGGCAACACCCAGCGTGCGCTGATGTGCGATAGCGATGGCATCTGGCTGGCAAAGGATCGTTCAGGAAAGCTGGAGGCATGGGAAGCGCCTGACCTTGGCGCGATCATTACCAAGATCGGAGGTGGGCAATGACGGTTTCACTTTATCAGCAATGGCTGAACGCAAAGCAGATCGAGGCTGCAGCGGTTAAGACGCGCCGAGATATTGAGGACCAATTGGTCAAGGCTTTTGAGATCCCTGAGAACCTCGAAGGCACCAAGAACCTTGAGGCCGAAAGCTTCAAGATCAAGATCGAAGGCCGCATCAATCGCAAGGTCAACGCTGACAAGCTGCAGGAACTGGCGGCAGAGCATGGCCTTACCGAGCATCTATCCAGCCTGTTCCGGTGGAAGCCTGAGATCAACATGACGCTCTGGAAGGCTGCAGATGCGTCAATCACGACACCCCTCTTGGACGCAATCACGGCAACGCCTGGCCGTCCGTCCTTTACCATCACCAAGGCAGAATAATCCCTCATCAAGGAGAAGAATAATGGCATTTCTTGGAGAAACCTTTGGCGTCGACGACCTTCCGCAATCGGATCGCAACTATGAACTGATCCCAGAAGGCTGGTATAACGTCAGCATCACCAAGGCAGAGCTTGGCACGACCAAGGCTGGCACTGGGCAGAAGATCGATATCCGCTACGATATCACTGGGCCAAGCCAGCAGGGACGCGTGGTGTTCCAAGCGGTCAACATCCGCAATCAGAGCCAGAAGGCCGAAGAGATCGGTCGCCAGCAGCTTGGCGAGATTATGCGCGCCATCGGTCTGGCGAAGGTCGAGGACACCGATCAGCTGGTTGGCGGTCAGCTTTGCATCAAGATCAAGATCCGCGAAGCCTCGGAGCGTGATAAGGCTGCTGGCTATAACGATCCGCGCAACGAGGTGGCTGGGTTCAAGGCTATCTCTGGCGGCATGGCTCCGCAGCCTGCGGCATCTGCTGCATCTGCGGCATCGTCTGCTCCTGGTGGCGCAAAGCCGCCCTGGGCCAAGTAAAATGAAAGACCCCAGCCGCCTAGGGGTGATCGGCTGGGGTCAATTCCACTTGGGAGTGAGACAACCATGAAGCTGCCTGAACCACTGCATACCATATCCAGCCTCATTGATAAATACCACGAGGGCCAAGCCGAAAAGCCGCGTCCGCATATGGGCTGCAGCCTGCTGGGGCATCACTGTGATCGGTGGCTATGGCTGAATTTCCGCTGGGCTGTGCGTGAGGAATTTGAAGGCCGTATCCTACGCTTATTCCGCCGAGGCCAGATGGAGGAAGATATCATCATTCGGGATCTGCGCGCCATTGGTGTCGATATCAGGTCCAGCCAGCGCCGCGTGAACTTTGGCAGTCATGTGAGCGGAAGCCTCGATGGCATCATTGAGTCTGGCGTGCCGGAAGCGCCAAAGAAACGCCATGTGGCTGAGTTTAAGACGCACTCAAAGAAGTCCTTTGACGAGATGGTCAAGGATGGCGTGGAGAAGTCAAAGCCGATGCACTGGGTCCAGATGCAGGTCTATATGCACGGGACCAATATTGATCGTGCGCTCTATCTGGCGGTCTGCAAGGATGATGATCGGATCTATACCGAGCGTGTGCGTTACGATCGCGCAGTGGCTGAGAAATATATCGCACGCGGCCAGAGGTTGGCGCTGGAGGATCGGATTCCTCCGCCCATCTCAACCGACCCGACATGGTATCAGTGCCGCTTTTGCCCAGCGCATAGCTTTTGCCACAAAGGCGCACCGACAAAGTTCGCTAACTGCCGCACCTGCGCGCATAGCACGGCAAAGCCCGACAGCACCTGGCGCTGTGAACGCCATGAAGCTGACGGCATCCCGACCGAGTTCCAGCATGAAGGCTGCGACGATCATATTCTGCACCCTGATCTTGTGCCTTGGCCGATGATCGCCAGCGAGGATGGTCTGAGCGTCATGTGGAAGATTGGCGATCGCGTGATTGA